ACCCTCACAGATGCAGAGGATGTCCCGAGTGCGCGGTCGTATTCGACAGCGATGGAATCCACGGGCACGTCCCCGACGGCAACTCCAGGACATGCAGAGCATGCGAGCGCAACAAGGGGGCGGGCCAATGAGCGAGGGAGCAACCGCCCCCGTTTGGTATTGCCCGCACTGCTCCAAGCGCATAATAGGGGCCCCGAGGAGCGACGCCATCCTGATATGGAGAGGATCGGAACCGCGCAACTATCAGCTCTGCACCCAATGCACGAAGGAGCTCCAGATATGGCTCGAGGGGGGAGAGTAACATGGCGAACCCGCACCCCGAGCCACACCCCGAGAACCTCCGCCCGAACAAAAAGGGCGATCCCCGCGCGAAGGAAACAGGCAGGAAAGGCGCGATAGCCTCCAATAAGAAGCAGGCGCAGAAAAGGACCATGAGGGAATGGGCCGAATTTTACGCGAATCTTCCCCTCCGTAAAGGGGACAAGGTCAAGGACCCGAAGGCCGCCGAGGACATACGCGACACCAACCTCACGATGGAGGGAGCGGTCCTCGCCGCCATGTATAACAAGGCCATCAAGGGCGACGTAAGGGCGGCCGAGTTCCTGGCGAAATTGAAGGGACAGACTACCGAGGACGTAACGGTCCATATTGACGCCATGCAGAACATGGAGACCGACGAGCTCCTGGCCCTCTACGAAAAGACCAAGGGGGCGAAGGAATGACCGAGCCCCTCCCGGCCTTCAACCCCTGCCCCTTCTGCAAGAAGCACGCGGGGATAGCATGGCACGTCGATTATGCCCAACCATGGATAGTAGAATGTAGCCAATGCTTCGCACAGGGCCCGCACGCCCTCACCGAGCGCGAGGCGATCCTGGCCTGGAACGAGGGCTCGAAGGCATGACCCCCGAGGACGTGACCAGGGAGCTCCACCGCAGGGCAGGCATAGAGCTCGCCCGCAGGTCCCTCTGGTATTATTGCCGGCTCATGGCGCCCGATTTTTACACCGAGGACCGCGAGTATTTACGGCACGTCTGCGAGACCATACAGAGCTTTTACGAATCGGACGACAGAATACTCGTGATGTGCATGCCCCCCAGGCACGGCAAGAGCAGGACCGCCTCCCTATTCACGGAATGGGCCCTCGGGCACGATCCCGGGGCGCATGTAATCACGGCCTCGTACAATGAGGAATTATCCAGCACATTCGCCAAGACCGTCAGAAACGCCATCCAGGAGCAGAAGGCCTCCGCGGACATTCCCGTATATTCCGACGTATTCCCCAAGACAAAAATCAAGCCCGGCTCGGGGAGCATGAAGCTCTGGGGAATCGAAGGAGGGCGCGGGGAACATTCGTATTTAGCAACATCCCCGGGGGGAACGGTTACAGGTTTCGGAGCATCCCTATTAATCATCGACGACCTCGTGAAGAACGCGGAAGAAGCGTATAACGAGAGGCGCCTGGGCCAGCTTTGGGACTTCTTCACGAACACGCTATTAAGCAGGCGTGAGCAGGGGATGAAGATAATAATTATTATGACCCGTTGGGCGACCCAGGACCTGGCGGGGCGGGCCCTTGAGCATTTTAACAGGATCGGGGTGCCCGTCCGCACGGTATTATACAGAGCACAGCAGGAGGACGGCTCCATGCTATGCTCGGACATATTGAGCGCGGAGGATTATAACATCCTTTTGAACACCCAGGACAAGGCCATAGTAATGGCGAATTACCAGCAGGAACCCATAGACGTCCAGGGCAGATTATACACCAGCCTGCGGACGTATCAAGAGCTCCCGACCATTACCCGCGTATTTGCATATTGCGACACGGCCGACGAGGGGGCGGACTATCTGTGCTCGATAGTAGCGGGCCAGCTCGCCGAGGCACCGCAGGACATAGCCGTCCTCGACGTAGTATATACGGACAAGCCGATGGAGTACACCGAGCCGATGGTGGCCGAACAGCTCTGCCGGGAGTACGCAGGCCTCCCCGTATCAATAGCATATATCGAGAGCAACAACGGCGGGCGGGGCTTCGCCAGGGCGGTGCAGGAGATCATACGCCAGCACGGGGGCGCATGCACGGTCGGCTGGTTCACGCAGACCAAGAACAAGAAGGCCCGCATATTGACGGGCGCCCCTTGGCTGATGCAACACGCCCTCCTTCCCGAGCATTGGGCCGACCGCTGGCCGGAATGGTGGCACCATATAGCGACATTCACGGCGGACGGCAAGAGCGAGCACGACGACGCGGAGGACGCCTTCACGGGCCTGTATGACGTAATGACGGCCCCCAGGACACCCAAGGCCAAGATAAGGCCCAGAGCGGACCGCAGGACCCTCCACCCCTCCTTTTAAAACCGCATCGAGTAGCGAAGAACATGTCGGTCCTTCCTAAATGGCACAATGGGCGGGTATGTATTCCCTGGTGGTATGGCCTGGGCTATCCGATTATATGGTGCCTATTTGGGGTAGGGATCGGCATTAGAGCAGGTGAGAACATGATGGATATATCCACTGCATCCGCGCTCGCCTTGATTATCCTGGCCGTAATCGGCTCCGTGGTCTATTTCGTATTTTACGGAATCAGCAAGTACCGCGAGCAGAGGGCCCAGGCAGAGGAGCTTAAAGCCGACATCGTCGCCTCCGGGCGCGATCCTTCGGACGCCAGCGCCCTCACCGTCAAGGAGAGGTGGGAAATCAACAAGTGCCAGAAATTCGACAAAATCTTCCTAATCGCCGACGTCCTCGGGATCCTCATATCCGCAGGGCTGGCCTGCGCCGTAATCTACTATTACGGCCTCACCGCAGGCAGGGTCCCCGATGATTGGGTCACCGTAGGAGTAACCGCCTTCATTGGAGGAATCGTCGCGGCCTGGGCCATCAACGAGACCCTCGTCAAGACCGCCGCTAAGGGAGAATGGAGCAAGAAGGCCGCTGAGGCCTTTCGTACTGTTCGCCCCATTATTGAGGACGCTATTAACCAGGCGGCCTCGAGGAAGGACGAGCTGGTCGCGAAGTTCATGGCGCAGGGCTTCTCCAAGAAAGAGGCCGAGCAGTACGCCAAGGACGTAATCGTCGACGAGATGAAGAAACAGGCATAAACCCCACAGGCGGGACCCATCCCCCCGCCAAAACCCCTCCTTTTAAAAATCCCCCCAAATAGAACATTATGAGCATTGAGGACGACCTCCGCGAGCTTTTGGCGCCTAATACGGGCATCCCCGTATATTCCCGGCAGTTCCCGCAGAGCCTCCCCGAAGCGTACTGCATCCAGAGGATAGGGGGCAGGACGAACAGCTCGAACATCCGCAGAGAGACCGCATTTATTAGTATCATGGCCTGCGCCCCGAGATTGGAGACGGCCAAGGAGCACCTGGACTTCGCTCGTAATTTTTTTACGAAGAACCTCCCCGCGGACATTAACGGCAGACACTACTATCTCGGCGTACCCCTGGCGGACGGCGAGATAATGCTCCGCCCGCCCAGACACGCATACATTTATCACGTCACCCTGGAGGTCACGGCGGAATTATGACCGCGATTTTATCCGTCCGCGACTATTTGGCGAGCTTCCTCGGGCCGTATCTCCCATTAAGGTGCGGAGCTCCCGGGGCGATATGCGGGGGCGCCCGCCTGGGGATCGGAGCGCCCTGGCCCTTCGATTGGACGGACACGACCGCGTACTGCGGGAAGGCCAGGTGCGGGGCGGCGCACTGCGGGAGGATCGCCAGCAACGGCGCCATATTCGCCGGGGCAATCCCCGCCATGAAATCCCACGCCGTAACCCTCGTACTGACCGAGGACGCAGGCGGAAGGCCCGACCCCAGGCAGGCATACGCCACCGCCTACGATAACCCCACATTCACGCTCCACATTATCGGGGACCGCCTCGAATGGCTGGACGGCGTCGCCGACCATTTGAGGCAGAGGGCCGACAGAGGGGCCCACATAACCACGGAGCACGGAGAGATTAATGGCATACGGATAAACCCGCCCCAGAGGGACACCAGGACCTCCAGGCCGAGGTATGACGTAACCATGCAGATAAACACGGAGGTAATCAGACAATGAGCCACATAACAGCAGGAGACATCGGCAAGATAAGTCGCTATAGTGAATCGAGTTACGGACAGCCCACCTCGAACCAGCTAACAGTCGGATATATCAAGGGGGACGGCGGGAGCTTCACGCCCACCGACAACCCCCAGCAGTATGTCTCATGGAGGAGCGGCAATAGGTCGTATAGTGCCCACGACCTGGTCCCACAGAATCACGAAGCAGGATATACCGCAATCATGGAGGTTGTGATGAGCTCCAACGGCCCCCTCAATGTGCTCGGCGACGCATTGGGAACGACACAAGGCACAGAGGCGGCGGGAGGACTCCCGAGCAAATCAACCGAATTGACCGTGAGGACTCCCGGCACCGACGACCTGACCATAATTAAGTACGTAGGGTGCAAGACAGACCGCCTGGTGGTAAAAGCCGACCAGCCCGGCGGGATCGTGGAATTCCAGGAGACCTGCATGGCATCGTATGGTTACACTAAGAGCACCACAACCCCCGGCTATGCGTTCCAGGATATAGCCACCCCTGCGGCCCAATGGATCAACGGCGTGACCGTGAACGGAACCGCCGTATATCCCCAGAATTTCGAGCTGACGATAAACAACAACCTCGGGAGGGTCAAGGGCATGGTAACAGCCGCCGAAGACAGCCCCTGGCCCAATGAGCAGATAGCCGCCACCGTCAACATAGTGGAGGGCAGGAGGGAGATGGAATTCTCGATGGACGTATGGATGGCAGACCTCACAAGGCTCAAGAAGGCACAGGACCAGGGAATCCCCGCCAGCGAGACCATAGCCCTGACCCTCAGCTCCGGGCAGTACGCATACGCACGCCAGCTGACCCTGACCGCACAGCCCCTCCTGGATGGCGACAACCACTCCCTGGTCCAGGACAAGCAGATGGAGACCCTCCGTTACAGGGTCACGGGCATACAAGTGGGTACACCCTCCGCCAACTCCACCGCATCGAGCACGGCGTGATAACATGACCCTCTGGACCGAACACAGGGACAGGGTCCAGGCGGGCGGGCGGACGATCAGGCGCCTGCCCTATTGGGCATTCAAGGAGATAACCGCCAGCTTCCCCGCCGAGGACATGGCGAGGATAGGACAGCTCAATGCCAAGCGCGAGAGCGGGGCACCGCTTACAGCGGAGGAGCAGGAGAAGCTAATGGCCCTCGCATCCCGCTGGCCTGTGGATGAATTGCGGGGGGCCTGCTTCATCCCGCCCGTATCGGGAGCGGAGGCCCGCACGATCCTCGCGCAGATGCCGAGGGCCGAGAGCGAGGAGCTGGAGAAGGCCTTGGACGTATTCATAACCCCGACGGCCCCCACCGAGGCCGACACCAAGGACCCGCTTGCCATCATCCTGGTGGCGACGGGGGGCCTGGGAATCGACACCGCGGACCTCACCGCGGGCCAGGGCATAGCAATAACCCTAATCGCAGGAGGCAGTAAATGAGCCAATACATACCCGTCAAGAGCGGGCCGTGGAGCGAGGACGCGACCTGGGGGCCCATCCAGGGACACCCCCCGGGAGAGACCGACACCGTACTGATTAACCAAGGCCACACCATCACGATAGACACCGACGTCAAGGTCAAGCAGATAACCCTCGCCGACGGCGGGCTCCTAATCGCCGACGACACGACCCCCACCATCGAGGTCACGGACGGCCTCGTATTGACAAGGGGCCTCCGCCCGATGCCCTTTAGATTGGACGGGGCCACAATCAAGGCGCCCGCATGCCTCGGGGCCAAGGCCACCGAGACCGCCGACGGATTCCCCCAGACCTACATGATAACCGAGACCGACGGCGCCGGGATCATCATCGACGACACGGGCGTATACAATGCCAGCGCCACCCTCCAGGACATAAAGCCCGAAGGATGCTCCAGGGCATACGCCAGGAAGCTCTCCAACGCGGTCCGCTATCTCTCCATGACCGTCCGCATCCAGAGGGGACACGCCGACGAGCAGAAGCACCTCCGCGACATTTATCTCTGGGCAGAATTGCCCTTCCAGATTATCGGGATGAACGGCTCCTGCGCCATCAAGGGCTATGTCGAATCGGTCGTATATGACAGGGCCAGCATAGGGACTGCGTATCATGTCCTCCAGGTAACAATAGCGGAGGGACAGCAGTGAGCGACCTAAACTCCTTCGCCGGAAGCATCAACCGCATAAGCCACAGCCTCCGCACCCTGGGGATAGACAGCCAGGCCCTCCAGCAGACCGCGGCCGCCTTCCAGATTATCGGAGGGACAAGCCAGGTGCTCAAGGGAATCATAAACGCCAAGCGGGCGTATAACACCGCGAAGGCCGCCTGGGGCACAGCGAACCTCGTAAAGTACGGACCGGGAGCCCTCGCAGTAGGGGCGGCCGCCGTAGCCGGGGGCGTATGGATCGGCCAGGAGATCGAGAGGCACGTCACAGTATCGGACGGGGGCGAAGGCCTCCGCCTAATCTCGGGAGGCGGAGCTTATGGCAGAGCATGAGGTCGTTTATACATTCAGAGCGGTGGACGAAATCTCCCGCCCAATGGCGCAGGCGAAGCGCAACATAGAGGAGACCGAGAGGGCCTCCGAGAAGTATAACCGCACCGCCGAGGAGGTCGCCACGCAGAGCGCCAAGGCCAGCGCCCAGGTCCAGGCATTTAACCAGGACCAGACGAAGGCCGTATTAAAGAGCGTGGAGACGCTCACCGCCATGCAGGCCGTACAGTCGGGACTATCCGCCATTACCAACAGCGTCCAGACCCTCGGCCTCGTAAATGAGGAGACCGCGGAAAAAATGAAAAAAGTAACCGCCGGTATTCAGCTAATGGTCGGAACGGCCCAGGCGATTAAGGGCGTAGTCACCCTATTTCAGACATTAAACGGCGTATTGAAAACCACCGCCATCGTCTCCACATTCGCCAGCATAGCAGAGAACCCCGCGAAGGGCGCCCTAATCGTAGGAGGCGCATCCCTGGCCGCGGGAGCCGTCGCGGGCTACATGTATTCAGCGACCACCAACAACAACCACAACACCACGATAAACGTCCAGCATGAGAGCACCGCACGCCAGGCGGAGACCCTGGTGGACACGGGGACCTGGTACTAATGACAATCACGAACCTCGACGCAGGCGACCACTACACGATCCAGACGACAGGGCTCGCAGGGACCAAGGGCCTCCCGCCCTGGATGGAATGGGCTGAGGGGCAGAGCAGGGCCGAAGGCACTGCGGAGCTCCCGAGCGGATATAGGCGTATCACACGCACACAGGTCCAGCTACTGACCCAACAGATAACCACCGACGACCTCTCCGTCGACGTAGCGCCCACGGCCCTCCCGGCGGACGCATCCTGCCCCTGGAGGTGCGCAATCTACGCACCCAACGGGGCTTATCTAATCGCCGACGGATTGAAGGGCGTCCCCACAATCGGCACCCCAAAGGTAAGGCTGACGAGATCGGCACCGAGCAGGGCGGTCGTACAATTCGCGCTCGGAGAAGGGGCCGACAACATCCTCGGACAATTCAAGAAATGGAGCGACAGCACCGCCCGCCCCATCGAGAGGGGAATGGAGCTCACGGTCGAATACAGGGACGCCGAGAGCAACAGCCTGGTGCCATGCTTCCGCGGGCGTATCTATCAGATAGAGAGCGGGGAGACAATCACGGTCACGGCCTACGATAGACTGATGGATTTATACCAGACCACGGGGCAGTATCTCTCCCACGCAGGCCAGGAACAGGGCGTGCAATCCACCGCACGCGACGAGAGCGGGGATAATTGGGTGTACCAAATGGGCGTCCCCCTCGGAGTAATCACGGGAATAGACGCGATAAACCGCATTAACCTCAATGCCCTCTCCGCATTGGGAAAGAACCGCGAGGACACCAGCGACATTATTATACACCCCCTGCCGAGCGCCGACGGGATCGGCCCGAGCGCAGGAGATGTTATAACCCGCATCCAGGCCAAAATATCGGGAGAAATACGCGGATATACTCTGGGAACCCCCCAGACCGGCACCGCCATTTTATTAATGGTAATCACGGCCCGGGTGTATGTATTTGAGAAGCAGGGTGCCACATTCATCCAGAGAGCCACAGGGACGGGCACGGTGGGGGCAGGAGGCACCTCGCCCTTATCCACAGTCTCCCGCCCGATTGGAGGAGAGACCAATGGAGCGACCAGGGACATAACCCTCGATACTCCCGTCACAATCGGAGACCCCGCTAATATCTACATTGGAATCAAGCTGACCACCTCCGTCGGACAGGCGCAGTATGTAAGGGCGGTCACAGAGGTCCACTGGGGCGCGGACAGGAGCACCAGCCACGCGACCGTCTCGGGCACCTATTACAGAAGCACCGACGGGGCCTCCTGGAGCGAGTACACCGAGAGCGCCAAGACCGAGCTCGGGGTCGTGTTCACGCACCAGGGCGCCAGCATCGACCCGAGCCTCGCCACCATATCCGGCACCACGGTGCAGATAGCCAAGGCGAGCATACCCGCAGGGCCCTCGGGGACATACATAAGCACCGAGGACGCGGGCGCGGGGATCCTCGCGGACTACTACATAGCCGACAAGGCACCCCTGGCCGACATTGTCCGCGAATTGATAGAGGCGGCGGGCCTTCTCCCCGAGATAGGCACCGCAGACCTCGGGATGGTAACATTTTACACCGTGATAACAACCGACTACCTCACAGCCATCCACGGGCTGATAGATACCCGCGGTTACGGAATCAAGGACAGCCTCCAGGACGCGGGGAGGATCGCCCTCCTTCCCGAGCACACGACCGACGAGACCCCCGTGCTGAGTATCAGCACCGACCCCACCTCCGAGAGCGAGAAGATAATTCTATCCCACCAATTAACCGCCCATTGGGCTAGCGAGAAGGCCACGGTCGCGTATATCGCGGAGAACGCCTTGGCCTCGGGCCTGCCCCTGGCATTGGAGACCGACGACGGCCTAATGGCGGGCGCATTGACGGAGGCCCTCCAGGTGCCATTATCGAGCGTAACCGTAGATAACACCCTGGGAACCCACGACATGATAGCACACAGGGCGGGCGGGGCCATCAAGAAACTGCACACGAATGTCATAGAGGGAACGGTCGCCCTGGCGGGATATAGGCCCGGGATATGGGACCTCGCGGGCGCAGGGATCGGAGGCCTCCCCATTGAGGTGGACGTCCCCGAGTATCGGGCGCAGGGCGTAGCGATCCCCACCGAGGTCGAGCTCGGAGGCGGAGCGACCACCGTAAAGCTCGACAACATCCGCACGCAGGACAGGAGCGGGGTCGCGCAGAGCATGGGCCTCGTAGAGGGAACGGTCGCCAACGACGCCACCCTCCTCCCCAAGACCGTGTACATATTCGGGAAGGCCGACGACGAGCACGACAACCAGGTCTGGCCGGGATATACTTTCAAGGAGCTGGCCTCCATCATCATAATGAGGGCCGACGGAACGGTCGCAGGCCAGACCAACGCCAATTATCTCCGCACAGTAACCGACGAGGCGGGATATTTGCACCTCCTGGCCGTATTCCCCGCGGACGGAGGCACCTGGACCAGCCCCTCCCCCATTACCACGGTCCTCGCCCAGATTAACACCTCGCCCACCCCGGGGTCAATCAATCAGAACATAGTGGCCTGTATCGACCCCCCGAAGTATGTCCTCGATAATCAGAACATCCACGTCGACATTAGGCTCCGCAACGCATAAAACCCACAACGGCGGTCTATCCGACCATGAAGGCAGGACTGACCGCCGTAATCCTTCTCGTATTGATCGGGGCGACGGCGACCGCAGGAGCGGGCGAGAGCACCGCAGAGGGGACCGTCACGGTTTGGCTATATCACGAATCGGGCGCCCTTTGGAAATCGGAGAGCGTAATGGCGGGGACGACCCTCGCGGACATATTGGGGGACGAGTACCCCTCCGCCCAACATTGGCTCGACATTTGCACGGGCTACGAATGGCCGAAGGATCGCCCGATAGAATAGGACGCCACCCTCCGCGTATCGAGCACACAGCCACCGCAGGAGCCGACCCCGGCACCGCCCAACCATGACCTCCTATATTTAGGGCTCGGGGCGACGATCCTCACGGCGGGGATAATCCTAATTGGGCGCAAATTGACATAAACCCCTCCTTTTAAATTGCCAGGGCTAAAACTACTACATGAAGTGGCCCTCGCTATTCAACAAGCCCACCGTTTACGAAGCTCCCGCGAAGGGAGTAAAGGGGGCCACTATCCGCGTCTCCGACAAGAAGCGGGCGACTGCCGACAAGTACACCGAGCTCCAGGAGCTCCGCCAGCACGAGGCATTTTTAGAAGTGTATGAGGCGACCATAGCCGGCGCCATCATCGACACCGAGACGGACGACCTCTTCGCACAGGGGTGGGCCATCAACGGCGAGAACCCCGACGAGGTCGCCAGGGTCCGCGAGTATTTGGAGGCCGTAGCCTTCGAGCAGGCGGTCAAGCAAATGGCGACCGAATCAAAAATATTCGGTTTCGGGATCGCAGAGGTCGGCCAGCAGGGCACCAGGCACGTCCTGGTCCCCCACGCCACCCTTAACATATTCCCCGCATACGACGAGGACGGCTGGCTCGACGGTTTCAGACAGAAGGGGGCCAACGACACCGTACTCGCGGAATGGACCCCCGCCCAGGTGGTCACCCTGGCCCTCCGCCCGAGCGCCACCACGCCCGGCATAGGCAGGAGCCAGCTCGCCCAGGCGTACTCCGCAATCGTAAATTATGAGGACATACGCAAAGCGAATGTAGAAATGGTCCTCCGCATGGGCTACCCCACTTACGACATAGAGTTCGACGACGACGGCCTCTCCCCCGCGGGCGCATTATCGGGAGAGGTCGCGGACCTCGGCCCCGGCTCCGTAATCAGCACGGGCCTCGGAGCCAAGATAAACACATTGAACGCCCAGGGAGTAACCCAGGTCCAGACATACGCGGAAATGGCCCTCCAGGCCGTAGCCGTAGCCATGCAGGTCCCCCGCAGTATGGTCGGCCTGGCCGACAACAGCGAGGCCACCGCCAAGGTCACCCAGGCGAAGTATTACAACAGAATCTCCGCCGAGCAGGCGATTATATCCCACACGATCCAGGCCCAATATATCGAGAAGTACGTCCTCCCCGACCTCGGTATTAAGCGCGGGGCCATCCAAATCTTCTTCAACAACCCCGACCCCGAGGCACAGCTGAAGAAGGCACAGCTCCTCCAGATTATCACGACCCTGGACCCCACGGACCCCGAGTATCTCCTCTCCGTAGAGGAGCAGGCCGAATTATGGGGCAAGCACCCCAAGGCGGGCGAGTACGACACCGACAAGCTCCAGGACATGCTGATGCAGAGGGTCGCCCGCCATATCGCGGACATTCAAGGCGCCCCTGCCGATCCTCCCGCACAGGAGGCGCCCCAATGAGCAGGAGCCCCGTGAACCGCAGGGACCCCTCGGGCACCCGCAGGATAGAACGCCGGACCATCGAGAGGATGGACGCAGTAATCGACACATACGCGGAGATAATGGCGAGGACCGCCTCGGGCATTGAAGAAGGGGTCAGCGTAAAGATTGACACCGACCGCGCAGGGAAGCTCCAGCGCTTCCATGATGCCATGATAGAGGACCTCACCGTCATAGCCCGCGAATGGACCGCGGACACCATCGACGCCGCCGTGAAGAACACGGACAAAATCTTCAACAACCTCCACGCAGGAATCCAGCTCGGCAACGTACCGATACCCCAGGAGGAGGCGACCATCCTGGGAATCGGCCTCGAGACCAATGTCGTCACCGTAGCCGACGAGCTCCTAAAAGACGTCGCCCGCGTAGCATCCGAGGGCTACCTCCAGGGCCTCGGGGCGGACCAGATCGCCCGCAACATCGAGAAGGAGGGCCTCACCGTAAAATGGAACGCCAAGAGGATGGTCAGAACCGAGACCATGAGAATCTGCGACGTAATAGCCAAGAATAGGTATGAAGCGGCAGGGTGCGACGGCTATATGTCCTACCCCACCGACGACGACCGCCTCTGCACCACATGCCTCGGATATGCGACCGGGGGGAGCGGAACGGCGCTGAAGGTGTACGGATTGAACGAGCCAATGGCCCTCCCCTGGCATCCTAATTGTAGATGTTGCAGGCTCCCCCACTTCCCCGATATGGAGGCAATCACGATATGACACAGCATAAGGGCTATTACAACAGCGCGGGGACCATGTCCTCGTATGAGGCCACCGAGGACGGGGGCCTAATGATCCACGGCGTGATTATCATGGCCGCGGGCACCTGGACCGACATGCACGGGATTAAGACTACATTCTCGCCCGAAGTACTCCAGGCATGCGCGACCCAATGGGCCGATAATGCCGTCTGGACCAGGCACGCGGGAGGGACCCCGCGGAGCGTCACCGAGAAGGTCGGCGCCGTATTGAATCCCACTTACTCTCCCACCGAATACGCCGTCATAGCCGACGTATTTTTACACAACCAGACCGACGCCAGCAGAGCCTGCGCGTCCCTGGTGCAAATGGCCCGCGAGGCCGGAGGCATCAAGGACGTCAGCGCGGAGACCATCGTGGACATAGACAGGGATGGGATCGTCCAGGACGTAACCTTCACGGGGCTCGCATTGGTAGAGGACGGGGCGTGCGAGACATGCAGGCTCCCGGCATATTCGGCACAGGAGGACAACGACATGGCTGAAGAAGAACCCAAGCAGGAGACCACCGAGGTCGAGACCAAGACCGAGGAGACCGAGACCACCGAGGCCCCCAAGGACAACAACGACCTCCTGGACATGCTGGCAGGCTTCGTCGCCGGGATCATCCCCGACACCAAGGAGATTATCGAAGGCATCCGCGAGGCAGAGGGAGAGGACAGGGTCCGCGCCCTCGGACGCCTTGAGGGGTGCATGCAGGCGTGGGGCTATCCCACCGTGGCCGAGGAGTACTCTAAGGCCATGAACGACGCCCTCGCGCAGTTCGAGAAATCCATCGACGAGAAGCTCGCCTCCATCCAGAACGAGGTCGCACAGTACAGTAAACCCGCAGGGCTGAAAGGCAAGGCGGGAGCAGACAAGAAGGAGGGGGCCGAGCGCCAGACCCTCACCTTTTACGGGAACGGCAGGACCGCTCTCTATTGAGGCGCAATAACAGGAGTAGATAATCATGGCAGGAATTACCGCCTTCCCCGAAATCCCCGACACCATGCACGGGGCCTTCGGAACCGAAGTCACCAAGACCGCCTCCGCCAACATCCTCGGCGGACAGGCGGTGCAAATCAACAGCAACGGAACCGTCGCACCCGCGACCGCCTCCACCCAGAAAATCATAGGGGTCGCCCTTTACGACATTCCCGCAGGAAGCGAGGGAGCCATTAGGGTCGCAGGAGTAGCCAGGTGCGCCAACGGCGACGCATCCGTCGCTATTACCGCAGGAGCCGCAGTCACCGCAGGAACCCTCGGAGGGGTCGTCGCCGCCACTACCGGCGCCATCCTCGGAATTGCCCTGGAGCCCATCGCAGGCGGAGCCACCGGCCTCGTCGTAATCTCCCAGGGAATGAACACCACCGCTTGAAGGAGAGAGTAACATGGAAACCGGAAAATACGTCAGCAAGCCCTGCGACTTCGCAGGGGATGTAATGCCCGTCGGAATGTATGAGAAGGCCAGCCCCAGTGACCTCCTCAAGACCATCATGTCCGCAGAGAAGGTCAACGGATCGCTCGACTTCTCCGCAGAAATGACCGAGAAGATCATGGCACGCATGCCCGAGAACCTGGTCGGAATGAAGGCCAACGGAAGGGGAGCCCTCGAGTTCTCCGCTTTCAAGAGGGCCGACTTCCTCTCCCCCACCAACCCCAACGGTTCAACTATCCTCGGGGCGGGCCTTGTGCCCATTTTGGTCTCGGACTCCATCATGGAGGGCGCGATGCCTTACGTTTCCGCAAGGAACGTCCTCGAGGTATGGAGGACCGACGCAGGAGCACAGCAGGTCCCCTTCTTCACTTCCAGGAAGGCCGCCAAATCCGTCGCCCCCAACGCCGACGCCGTCGACCTCGCCGAGGGAATCGGAAAGGCCCTCGCAATCCCCCAGGAGTACAAGCTCATGTGCACCCTGGACAAGGGAATCCTCGCCGACGCATCCGTCGACATCAAGGCGGCCGCCATCCGCGAGATGGGAGCCGCCCTCGAGATCGCCCTCGACCAGAAGGCCGTCGACGTCTGCCTGGCCAACGCATACGGAACCGCCACCAGCGCCGCCACCGCCGACGCCCTCAAGGGACTGAACCTCGCCAGGGGCCAGATTGGTAAAAATGGCTTCCGCGCGACCGGCGCACTCATCGCCCCCATGTTCGAGGCATACGCACTCAACAGCATGGCCGTCCCCGCCTACAATGACAGGGCCCAGGGAATCGGCGAGAACGCCAACCTCCTCCGCTTCGCAGGCCTCGACCTCGGCGTCGACGGCTCCAATGGCATCGATTGGGGAACCGCAACCAATGTCGGAGCCCTGGTCGTCGACAAGAGCCACGCCCCCCACATCATCCTCCGCCAGGACATGACCCTGGACAGCTTCGATAATGTAACGAAGTTCGCAGAGCAGCCCGTGGCAATCAGCAGGTTCGATGTTGTCGCCCCCATCGAGGGCAAGAAGGACGACAACAAGGGCGCGGTCGTCAAGGTAGTCAACGCATGAACACCGCGGGGGGCGGAGACCCCCCAAACCATCCCCGGCGGATAAGATGATCCTCAACACCCACACAAACGCCAAGGCCGTCACAGGCGAGTATAAGGCACTCCTTGCGCAGGCCGTAATAGACCGCGACCGCATAAGCGACAGCGAGAGGCGCTGGCTTGACATACCGCAGGCCGTAGGTACGGGAGCATACGACAACCAGAGCCGGGGGTGGCTCGATGCCCCTTCCTGGGACGGAGCCCTCCACAGGTTCACGCCCCTGGACGGCCCCGGACACAAGGGGGTCAAGCCATGAGCATCGCAACCAAGACCCGCCTCCTCCTCGGGCTCTCCGAGGACGTAGTCGCCAACGACGTATTGAACGACGCCGTAGAGCTCGCCGAAGATTGGTGCAGGGCCAGGGCCTCCGCATATTCCACCGAGGCCCCCGAGAGCGCCGTGGTCCTAATGGCCGTATTCTTTCTCCGCCAGCACCTGGACCTCGCCGGCATCAAGCCCTCAAGTATCAGCATGCCTGATTTATCAATGGCGACCGACGTAAGGAGCATGTGCGACCTCGCCAAGGATATGGCCGTCGAGGCCATCAAGGCCCAGGCCACCGCCAGGGGCCAGACCTTCCGTCACATTAGGAGCGGGAAGGTGGGCAGATGGAATTAAGCCCCCTGGCCGAGGTATTGAAGAACACCATGAGGCAGACCTGCACGGTGTACAGATACGGCGGAGCAGACCCCACGGGACAGCCCATATACTCCCGGGGGACCGCTTGGCCCTGCAGGATCGCCATAAGGACGGAGAGGGGCTTTAATGAGGCGGGCGACTACATAACCAACAGCACCGTGAACCTCATCCTCCCCGCCAATTGCGAGGTCGGGGCGTATGACATGGTGGACCTTCCCGCCCCGTATCAGCAGGGCGCGATTATCCGCGAGGTAATCACGGCCACCGACTTTTTAGGCAGAGCGACCCACCAGGCGGTGCGTATCGCATGAGCTCCGACTTCGAGACCGCCCGGGAATCCATCGAGAGGATGGTCCGCAACCACCCCGAGAATGTCGCACGCATCCTCGCCAACCACGGCGGGAAGATCGAGACGAGGGCGGCCGTATTGACCCCCGTGGACACCGGCCTCCTCATGAGGGCCACGCAGTACCATGTCGCCTCGATTGACGCATACGGGCACGGCGAAGTATCGCTCACCGTAGAGAACCGCATGGTGTACGCGCACTATCAGCACGAACGCAAACTGAACCACCCCAACAAACCGACCGCCCGGGACCATTTTATCTCCATCCCCTTCGAGAAGGAAATACCGGCAATCATCGACGACATAATCCAGACCGACATAAAGGAGGCCACACAATGACACAGGAATATACGCCCGTCGCATGGCAGGACGAGACGACCAGCCAGCAGGGCACCCTAATAAACGCAGAGAGATTAAACCAGATGCAACAGGCCCACCACTACGCGGACGGCCTGGAGGAGGTGGACGCGGTCCCCACCGCCGACCCTGGGGTCAGCTATCATAAGATAGTTTACTGCACCGCCGACAGCACCATATACAGATGGGACGGCACCGCCTGGACCGCCGACATTGACGACGAGACCAAGGCCCTCCTCCAGGAGGAGATAGCCAGGGCCACCGAGGCCGAGGGAGAGCTGGCCCAGGACATAGCAGACGAGGCCACCGCCAGGGAGACCGCGGACACCGCCATGCAGGCGGACATATCCGCCCTCCAGGATGGGAAGCTCGACAAGCATACCGAGGGCATAACAAGCAACGCAACCAAGGTTTACGGGGTAAAGAGGTCGACCCAGAAGATGCTCACCCTGGGCCAGGCCACGGGCGACATCCCCATGTATAGCATCGACAGCGTCCTTTATTCCAGGATGCCCACCCTGTTCGACCCCACCGAGTACACCGTGATTAATTACGGATGGGCCACCGCGCAGATAGGGGCGGAGGCCACCGCACGCGCCGACGCCGACACCGCCCTGGGCGGGAGGATCGACACCGAGCAGGCGAGGGCAGAGGCCGCGGAGCAGGCCAACGCGCAGGCCATAGCCAACACCTACACGAAGGCGGAGATAGACACCGCCCTGGCATTGAAAGCGGACAAGGCGACGACGTACACCAAGACGGAGACGGACGCCCTGCTCGCATTGAAGGCCGACCAGGCCACTACATACACCAAGACGGAGACCGACACCCTCCTGGGGGCCAAGGCCAACGACAACGCGGCGGTGCACCTGGCGGGCAACGAGGATATAGGCGGGACCAAGACCTTCACACAGCGCCTGCAAGTCTCCTCGGCAATAGAGGCGGCCACCAACCTCCAGAATAGTATCCTGGATTATAGCGCCCCGAACAACGCTGGAGTAAGGATAACCATGTTCGCCAAGGGGGAGATAACCGACCTCACGAACAGGGTCGCCGTGCTCCGCACATATCTCCGCAACGGAGGGCATAACACCTTCTACATAACCCAGATGGGGAAGGACGACCAAGGGGCGAGTATATCCTCCAATATCGAATTGCATTTGAATCAGCCCACCTGGGGCAACGCCGTATTGGTCCCCTCGCCTGCATCCAATGCGCCGAGCAACGCGGTGGCGACCCTCGCCACCCTCGACGGCTACACACCGATGGTTAGAACCACGGGGAACCAGACCAAGACAGGAACCCTTACGTTCAGACAGACCAGCGGGACCCCCTCGCTGACAGTCAACCACGCAGGCATCAACATCGACAACCCTGTAACAGGACCTCAGAACGTAACGCTTTTTACAATGGGCGATACCAACGGCGTAGTATTGGCGTCCTTCATGTTGCAGAGGCGCGTAGATAATGGCGCGACCTTATACGTCAACATAAGGAACGCCGACGGAACGTATAAACTCGTAAATATAGCAAGTGGTAACCAATGAAAGCACTAATACGCAACACAGGCGAGACCGTAACAGAGACTGACGGTATAGACGGCATAGAATGGACCACGGGCGCACCGCTCACGAACCCGTCCTGGGCAGGGGGAGCATACGCACTCTGCGAGGACTGCCCCGTGGGCGATCCCGAGCCCCAGGACTTCGACATATCCGAGGTCCAGGTCCCCGACGCCAGCGCACCCGCGGACGAGGAGGTCCCCACCATCCTCCGCAGGATCGCCACGTTCAACCAGGAGAAGTACACCGCACGCAAACAGCAGGAGGCCCAGGAATGAGATACGAAGCAGACGAGGCAGGGATGCAGGAATACTCCCGCATCATAAGCGCCCTCTCGCAGTTGGATTATCAGCGCGAGAGATACATGCAGATGCTCGCAGATTGGGAGAAGGCGCACCAGGTCGCGGAACCCGAGGCACCCGCAGAAGTGCCCCAGGAACCCGCCTAAAACCGATTATCTCGGTGGGGGCTATCCCCACCTACCTTTTATCAAAAACAACCCGTCGGAGAGGCGCAGGCGCGGACTCTGCGCGCGTTCAACTCGGCCCGCTACCGAGCGACGGGCACCTATCACGGCTCGTAATGGGTGCAGGCATCGTCCTCCCCCAGGAGGACAGGGCGACCGTAGAAGAAGCAGAACCCGCGCTCATCATCATAATACGCACAGGAGGCGCATGGGGGCTCGTCGGTCACGGGGCCACCGCCCGCAGATGGGACACCATACGGTCCCATTCGGCACCCGCCTCCAGGATCGTCGGCGCCAGGGGGCCGAAGAGCCCGCACCGAGGGCACTCCAGGCGCACGCCGTCGTGATAGAGGACGGCGAGGGGGCGGGGCTCCCCGCAATCGGGACAGGGGAGGGTCACGATCCCCCCTCCTTCACGCGAGAGTTCCATGCAGGCACGACCTCGTCCAGGGTGGACGACCAGGACACGACCTCCGACAGGATGCAATCGTTCACGGGATGGACGACCTGGAACAGGTCCTCGCGGCCCCCATATACCCCAATAGTGAGGGACACAGAGCACCCACAGAACGGGCACGGTTTGAGGGAGGCCCTGGCCTTCTCCAGGGTTCTGACGAGATCGTCCCACGCACGCCACGCAACCTCCTCCGAGGGGGCGGAGTGGCCGAAGTACCCGCAGGAGCAACAGACACGATAGGAGATAGACTGCTCCACATGGGGGGAGGCACCGCAGAAGGGGCACGGGGCGGTCATATCCTCACCATCATGTCGAGCAGACCCGCCAGGAGCTCCCCGCGGGGCGTGAGGTAATGGCGGAGCACGGGGCGGCCGCAGTATTGCCCCGCCTCGGCGCGGATTATACCAGCATCCAGGAGCTCCCGCAGGCGGGCCTCCCGGGCTTTATCGTGGGCCTTCCCCCCGCAGACACCGCCGGCGGTGATCCCGGGAGAACCGCGGACCATCGACAGGACGGCCCAGGCTTGGGCCTTCTCCATTATTTGAGGTTCCATAAACCATAATGGCGATATGGTATATTTAACCATATCAAAAGGGTATATACACATGAAAACCCCCGAGCAATACGGCATTTTTTGGCTTGGGCTATTGGTATTATTTACCATACTATTAAATACTATAATGCTGATGAAGATATAACAAGAGCGGGAGACCGCCCAAGGAGGAAAAGAACATGGCAACAACCACCGAAGCAAAGACCGAAGCAATTAGGGAATACATGCAGACCGCCGAGGACAGCACCAACCTCGCCCTCGAGGACCTGGAGCAGGCCCACAGAATCCTGGCAGGAATCAAGGCCGGACTGACCGACAGCGACCGCCTCGGGATCATTAGAGAGGCACGCGAGCTCCGCCAGCTCGCCGCCTTTATCAGCCAGCGCGCAGACGACCTGGAGGGCGCCGCCCTCTATTGAAGGAGGAGAGAACAATGGAAACCAAGACCAAGACAGAACCCGCAGAAATCGACTTCGAGAAGATGGAAACCCTCCTCTACGAAGTACAGGACCAGATAAGGACCGAGAAGGACATGGAGAGGCGCCACGCCCTCCACGAAATCAGCCAGCTCATAACCTGGGCATGGGACAGCGCAGAGTTCGCCGGAGGCGCGGACCCCTTCGCACGCCAGCTGTACGCCAAGGCCCTCGACAAGGCCGAGAGGATCGGGGTGGCCTAAATGCACTATGAGATTATCAGCCACAGACAGACCCGCGACCGCGAGGAGGCCGCAAGGCACTCCTTGACCGTCGGGGACCTCATCGAGTACCTCAAGGAGCTGGACCCGGACGCCCCGATTATCGTCGCCGGATATGACGGCAACCTATACAACGCGATAGACAGTTGGGACGGAATCGAGCTCATAGAGGAGGGGGACGAATGACCGCCCACTATTGCGAGGACTGCGCCGAGGCCCGCAGGGCCACCCCGGCCAAGTATAGAGTATCATGGGACCTCGGGAGCAAATGGCTCTGCGAGGCATGCGCCAGGGAATACGCATCCAGGTGGACGGAGGCGAGGGCATGAGCGACGCGATCCTCTCCACGGTCTGCCACGGGACGATGGACCTCCTCGAGGCCCTAATGGCGCAGTACCGCGCCCAGGAGGAGCCGCACATGGCGACCCTCTGCAAGATAGCAGGGGCGCACGTCCAGGCCGCCCTCCTGTACGGGGACCTCGACAGGATCGGAGAGGCCCGGGAGAGCATAGCGAAGGCCCAGGAGATCATAATGGAGGTATTGAAGGGATGAATGGGGAGGGGGCGGGTCCTTCTCGCCCGAAGGCCGGCGGACCCGCCCGGAAAATGCCACAACCGCCCAGGGGTGGGAATCCAACAGACAGCAGAGGCGGAGGAGCCCGGCCAGAACATGCAGGACTGACACGCTCCCCCATGAATAGGGAAGCATACGCACTTTATAAAGGTGCCCCAGGGGAGCATATACACCGTAACACGGAGCCCCCGGGTTCGTGGCATGTGTATGTGTATGTATATACACCCCTGCCGAGACACCCTCCGCCACGACACGGAGGGAGAACATGTCACGGATAAACGATTATCTCGAATTTTTGAAAGCGCACGGCAGGACAGACAAGACAATCAAGGACTACCGCCTCAAGCTATCCCAGGCCGAGAAGGCCTTGGAGGCGGGCGGATATTCGACGGACCCGACCGAGACCGACGGCGACGCCTTCCTGTATTTGAGGCGGGCGATCCCGGGGAAGGAGGAGACGGTCCGCCAGATTATGAAGGCATGGGACCGCCTCGTCGAATGGACCACGGGGCGGAAGATACTCCCGACGCTCGGCCTCCTTTGGAATCGGAAGCAGGTCCGCCGTACATTCATAAGCCCCGAGCAATACGCCGGGATGATGAAGGCCGCCCGCGACCCATTCGAGAGGGTCCTCCTGGTACTCGGCGGGATGATGGGGTGCCGGCGCATCGAAATGATACGTTTACGGATGGAGGACGTCGGCGAGAACACCGTCACAATACGCGGGAAAGGGCACCAGGACGGCCTAATCATCCCCCAACCGATTAACGGCACGGTCCGCGAGGAATTAAGGGCGTATATGGCCTGGAGGGCGACGCTCCCGGGATCGGAGCACGACCCGCGCCTATTGATCCTCCCGAGGAGATACGGGGGCTTCCTTTCGGAGAGTACGATGGAATACACGGTCCCGCGGAAGATCAAGAGCCTGGCCCGCAGGGCGGGGGTGGACGCATCCACGCACACGCTCCGCCGCCTGTTCGGGACGACGATATACAGCGCCACGGACCACGACCTGGCCGCCACCGCCCGCCTATTGAGGCACGCGGACATAGCCACGACGGTCGAATGTTATATAGAACCGAGCAGGAACCGGGACACGCAGACCCTCGACACCCTCTGCGATATGCTCACATTTTAAATATCATGGGTACGTTCTAATATATGCAGGACCGACACACGGCGACAAAAAACCAATAACACGGATTATAGGTTTTTTGAGACGGCGAAGGCCCTGCGGGAGAGTAAGAAAATGCCCGCAAAAATCCGCATAGAAACGGTCTGGCGCGCAATCGCCGGAATGGTCGACCCTTCGAGGGACGTAATCAACATCAAGAAGGCCGACTTCGAGGACCTGGTCCTCGGGGCCGGGATCGCCTCCAGCAAGCAGACGATAAAGGCCCTCTGGGCCCAGGCCCGCTTCTCGGGGCTCAACATTTACGCAGGAGCACAGCCCGATAAGGTCATAATCCTTGACATGAAGGCCCTGCGCGAGACCGTAGAGCCCGCCAAAAAGGGTGTATATACATACACACACACATGTAACACGAATACGCAGGAGGTGGCATAAATGGCCCCTGCCAGCACCCGCAACGTTTACCAGCGCCTCGCCGAATGTAAGGCGATTGTAGCCGAGACCGCATTTAAGAAGGTCAAGGGCGAGGGCTTGAAATTCGCCTATTTACCAATCGACCAGATTAAGCCCATAGTCGAGGATGCCATGCTGAAGGCCGGCCTCGTACTCCTCCGCGGAGAGATCGAGGCGGAGCCCATGAGAGAGCCATGGACCAGCGCCAGCCAAAACGGCCCCGGGAGCAGTACCTGGTTCCATTTGAGAGGACGCCGCTCCTTCACATGGGTCAACATCGACGACCCCACCGACAGGACCGACCCCCAGGTCTACGAATCGGAGGCGAAGGACAACTCGGACAAGACCTTCTCCAAATTGAACACCGCCATTTTAAAGGCCTTCTATAAGGACGAGTTCAACATAAGCGACAGCCCCAAGGACGACACCGACAACACCGAGGACGAGCTCAAGGCCGAGCGCGAGGCACAGCGCAGGGCCCAGGAGCAGAAGGCCGCCCGCGATCCCTTCTTCGGAGGATCGAAGAAGGGGGCCCCCAAGGCATCCGAGACAATCACGGACCGCCCCAGGGAGACGATGGTGGACGTAATCTGCAAGGCCAACAACACCGCCCTCCTCCGCCCCATCGTGAAGAAGTACGCGCAGGAATACGGCGACGACATAGACAGCTGGACCGACGACGAGGTCAAGACCGCATTTAAGGCGGTCGCCGAGGCCGGGAGGGCGAGCGAATGAGACTCCTCAACGATCCCCAGGTCCAGACCGACGGCCTCCCGCCCGAGGAGCAGGCGGTCCGCATCCAGGCCCGCCTCGACCAGCTAAAAACCGAGATAGAGGTGCTGACCGCCCAGAGGGACGACGCCATCAAGGAGGCCCTCAAGAGGGGCGTGAGGAATTACGGAGGCTTCCGCTTCGGCATGAAGGCCCCCGCGGCCACAATCAGCGAGAAGAAAATGGCGGAGACCCACCCCGCCGAGTTCGACGGCTACTGCGCCTGGTACCCCACCAGCAGGGAGATAAGGCTCACCAAGACCGACCTCGCCAAGTATCTCAAATTGAGCGGGCATGTCAACCCCGCCCAGGTAATCAACGACTGCCTGGAGCCCGGGACCGGCGAAGGCGCCCCGACCTTGACAAGAATCAAGGAGGCGGAGGAATGAGCTCCCTCGCAATATGCCCCGACTGCGGCGGGGAGTACCCCGTCCACATGAGCAGGACCGCCCTCGGCCTCCGCGTAGAGGGCAGGTGCCCCAACTGCGGGAGGGACCGTTCATATACGCGCTTCGACAGGGACGAGGAGGCAGAGCCCGAGCTCATCCAGGACGGCTGGCTTGTAAAATGCTACGAAGAAGGCGACGAGGAGCACGTCTCGGCCGAATGGGACGAGCCCTTCAAGACCGAGGACGAGGCCCTGGAATACGCCCGCAGGATGAAGGCCGAGCACATAAGCGCCCAGGTACTCCCCAGGATGGTGGCGATAGAATGAGGGGCCTCCAAGATATTCGCTTCGAGGATCGGGACACCCGCACCGGCACCATAAGGGTCGTAATCACGGACGACCTCACCCAATACGCCGCCAGGATCGACTACGCAACTCTCCTATATGCCCTCGAGAAGGACCTCGGCCTGGAGGTGCGCGAATGACATGGAGCCCCTGCCCCGCCTGCGGAGCGGACGGCTATAAGGTCCGCCCGGCCATGATCGGATGGGTCTGCTATTGCCCCAATTGCGACGCGATCCTCACCAGCGGGGCCACCCGTACTCAAGCCATCATGTTCTACACGGCCACCCACAGGAGGGTGCAGGCATGAGCCAGCAACTCAGACCATGCCCCTTCTGCGGGACCCCCGACCCGTACATATTCCGCAACGAGGCCGAGGACTCCTGGGCGGTTTCCTGCACCTGGTGCGGATGCAGGACCGCCGACAGGGGCACGCAGGAGAGCGCCATCCGCTCCTGGAACATGAGGTGGGAACAATGACCGACTGCAGGACATGCGCCAGATGCCTCGGGATCAAGGAGGGCGGCCGCGTGATCTGCGCCAAGTATTTGGAGCTCCAGGAGCCGACCGACTGCAGGGAGTACAAGCCAATCAAGGGGGCGGGCCAATGATGCAGAGCCCCCAGACGATCCTCCGCGAATGGCTCGCCGGCCACCCCGGGGACTTCACGCTCCGCGAGGCATGCGAGGGCACCGGCCTCTCCATGCCCCTCGTAACGTACACATTGAGGCGCCTGCACCTGGCGGAGAGGGTCGGCACCGCGGGACCATTCCCCACGGGCGAGCGGGCGCAGTACCATGTCGGCGTATGGAGGGCGGTCCAATGACCCTCGCAGAGCAGGCCGACGGGATCAGAAGCCTCCTCCTCGGCATGACCGAGACCACCTGGCCCGAGGACAAGGACAAGCTAATCAAGGCCCTCCTCCGCATGAGAAGGGACTGCGAGCAGGAGGGCAGGCGGAGGATAATGCACGAGCTCGAGGCATGGATAAGCGTGGTCCAGGTCTGCGAGAATCCGCGCGAAGTAGCCATAGCCAAGGTCCCCGAGGCCATCCAGAAGCTAAGGAGGGCGGTCGCATGAAGTCGGCCAGCGTACCGAGGCCCCTGGCGGAGATCATCATAAACACCCTCCACGGGGAAGAAGGCCCCCACCATGAGGGCTGGACGCAGAGGGTCACGGCGGGCTGGTACATTGTCCGCCAGTCGGCGCACTACCGCCTCCTTCACGGGCGCATGAGCCTCGGCAACATCGAGGACCTCCGCGCAGGGCCGACACCGGCCCCCGCCTTCCCGGGAGCCCATACGCTCGAGATTGAAATGGCGAGCGGGCTGGTGCTATCCTTCCCCATAAGGGAACCCAGGGGGGTCACGGAATGAGCGACCAGCGCGTGATAATAGGCAACAGCCTCCGCGTATTGAAGGACCTGGAGCCCGAGAGCATAGACGTCTGCGTCACCAGCCCGCCATATTGGGGCCTCCGCGATTATGGCTCCGACCCCGAAATATACGGAGGGGACGACGCCTGCGCCCACGAATGGAGCGAGCACAGAGAGCCCGCCCGCGGGGGGATCGGAAAGACCGCCAACGTAGGAGCCAACAAGGACGGCGTAGCCAACAACAGGGGCCACCCGACCATAACAGCGTACTGCGCCAAGTGCGGGGCATGGAGGGGCCAGCTCGGCCTCGAGCCCACCCCCCAGGAGTACATAGAGCACCTCTGCGGGATCTTCGACGAGGTCAAGCGCGTACTAAAACCGACAGGGGCATGTTGGGTAAATCTCGGGGACACCTATAACGGGGCCAAGACGGGCAACACCGAGACGAACAAGAACGCCAAGGTCGTCGCGGACACATTCAAGAAATCCCCCGTCCAGGGACTCGGGCAGAAATCCCTCGTCCAGATACCCGCACGCTTTGCGATAGCCATGTGCGACAGGGGCTGGATATTGAGGAACGAGATTATATGGCACAAGCCTAACGTGATGCCTCAATCCGTAAAGGATCGCTTCACGGTGGACCATGAGAAATTTTATTTTTTCACGAAGGAGCCGACCTATTATTTTAACCAGGTAAAGGAGACCGCGCGGAGCATCAACAGCAGGAACGCCCGCACAACCTGGAGCATCCCGACGAAGGCCAGCGGAGAGGACCACTGCGCCATGTTCCCCCCCGCATTAATCGACATTCCGATAAGGGCATGTTGCCCCCCGGGAGGCACCGTCCTCGACCCCTTCTGCGGGAGCGGGACCACCCTGGAGTATTGCAGGCGCCACGACATTAACGGCCTCGGCATCGAGATAAACCCCAGGTTCAAGGAGATAATAGACAGGCGCTCCCTCGCCAATATCGGCAAATTGGAGGCTTACGAATGAGAGAAAAATGCCACTTCTGCGGGGGCCCGATGATATGGGACAGCGACGCCACCATAGAGGACGCCACGGGCGAGCCCGTCCCCGGGATCGTATCGAGCCTCCACTGCCTCGAATGTGGGGCCACCGCGGAATGGATGAAGAAGGAGGCGGAGGAATGACCGTCCTATATTCCCGCAACGCGACCGACCGCTGGCTCGAAATGACCCGCACCCAGGTCCGTATATGGAACGTACTCCACGAAGGCCCCCTGGAGGCATCCGAGATAGTACGCAGGCTCCCGGGCCTGGATTATTTCGAGATAATGGACGCCCTGCACGACATGGCACACCATGGCGACGTATCAATAGTGACGGAGGAGTAAGACATGGCAATCACACAGAACGATATAGACAACATACACAAATTAGAGAGCTATCTCAAGACCCCCCGCACCGCGGGAGAGGTCGCCACCTACCTCGGGGTCTCCAGGATGCAGGCCCTGGACTACATAGAGATCATGCTGAAGAACCCCAAGAAGTACCCCCTCTCCTGCGGGAACCTCGCAGGCGTAGAAAAGACCTGGGTGATAGAATGAGAGGACCCGACAGGGCGGTCGTATTGGACTACGTCCGCCGGCATCCCGGGACCGACGTCCGCAGGATCGTCTCGGACCTCTACCCCGAGGCCAGCCCCTACGATGCCATGTATTTGAGGGGATGGGTCTCCCGCCACCTCACCGAGCTCCGCGCCAAGGGGGAGATAATCGGAGAGCACGCCCCGGACTCCCGCCACATGAAAACCTGGAGGGCGGTGGCATGAAAGTATATCTCGAGAAGGGGCACACCATGAGGGCGTACCTCAGCATATACCCCTATAAGCTCCAGCACTACTCGACGACCGACCCCGCGGTCCCCGAGGCCATCCGCAGGGAATCGCACACCCTCCGCATTATAGGGGACGCAGACAAGACCATAGAGCTGAACGGCACCCTCGAGGAATTGAAGGAGCTCGCGAAGCTAATGGCCGAGGTAATGGAGGTGGCGAAGGAATGACCCCCGAGCAAATAACCGCCATCGTGATCGCCACCCGGACCTCGGACGCTTGGGCCATTATGGACCACGCCCTGGAGAATCTGACAGATAAGGGCCTTAGAGAGGACGCCCAAATGGCGCTCTACTACATAGCCAAGGTAAACCGCGCCCTTACGGAGATCGCCAGCAAGGGGGCGAAGGAATGACACAGCTCGACCTCCGCGACTTTCTAAAATTCCCCTGGCTGTGCGACAACGCCGTGATAGACACGGACCAGACCCCCGACGCATACGAAGGATAGACAGAGGCCGACCTCGAGGAGGGCGACCGCTTCCCCGACGTCGATTATAGAGAGCCGGGAACCGCCTTCCTTTGCAAAGCCAGGGGCTACCGGCTCCTGGTCTGCGAGTGCATGGGGTGGGCCTGCGGCCAATGCAGACCGCACCACGCGGATATATTCGACACCGAGCTGAGCTCGGCCAAGGGGAGACAATCATGCTGACCGACACCAAACGCGAGATAATACGCCAGACAATCGACGACATGAAGGAGGCGGAGGACGCCCTCAACGTAATCATGGGGAGGCTCCCGACGATCCTCCTAAACAACGTGCTATATACGGTAATCACGGACCTGCAGACGGGCATAGAGAACCTCCAATATATCGACAGGCACCTCACCAGGGGGGCGGAATGACAGCCCGCTATCTATCCGCCCCCGCCGTAGGGATAGCACGCACGAACCAGATAGGGGGCCTCCTCGACAGGGCGACCCACCCGCTGACCCTCTGCGAGATCATGGAGGTCACGGGCCAGCCGTACCCCGTGATATACGGATTTTTGAGGAAGAACGACACCGCGGGCAGGATAACCTCCCGCCCCATCCCCCGCCCCACCGGGGGCAAACCGTAGCGCGAATATTGGCGCGGAACCGCAGACATTCAAACAACCTTCGAGGCCGAGAACATGATGGACGACAGGACAGGCGACGACATAGAGCACGGGGTCCGCCCCGTAGCATGGAAGGACAGACAGCACACGACCTGGAGCATTGACGAGAGCGAGAGGCTCACCGCGATCCAGGGCAACAGATGCCTCCGCTTCGGCAAGGCGGAGGGAATCGACAACAGGAGGACCGTCGTGAGGATAAGGACCGAGGACGGGGCCTTCACATTCAAGAAGGGCAGACAATGACCGACGAACACAGAAGGAATAGGGAGGTAATCCTCTCCCGCATCGAGGCCCACCCGGGCATAAGCAACCAAGAGCTCTCCGCCATCCTCGGCTGGACCATCAACAGGGTAACGCCCAGGACCAGAGAGCTCCTGGACGAGGGCAGGATTAAGGTAATCGGGACCAAGCGCACCAAATACAACCGCTCGACGCGGTGCTATGCAGTAGAGGAGGCCGACGCATGCCCGAATTAATCCAGATGAAGCTCTCCGACATAAAGCCGTATGAGAGGAACCCCAGGAGGAACGACGACAGCGTCCAGGCCGTAGCCAACAGCATTAAGGCCTTCGGCTTCCGCTCGCCCATCATCGTCGACGCGGAGAACGTAATCATAGCAGGACATACCCGCTATAAGGCCGCCAAGAAGCTCCGCCTCAAGACGGTGCCCGTAATCGTAGCCGACGACATGACCCCCGAGCAGGTCGAGGCGTACAGGATCGCCGACAACAGCGCCGGAAGTAAGAGCGATTGGGACCACGCCCTCCTCCAGGAAATCCTCGCGGAGATCGGTCCCGCCTACGATATGGCGGACTTTGGCCTCGATATGGACCAATACATAGACACCACCGAGGTCCTGGACGACATAGAGGAGGACACGCCCCCCGCGCCTTTGAAAACGGCAGTAACCGTCCGCGGCGAGATAATCCGCCTCGGGGACCATGTCCTCCTCTGCGGGGACGCCACCGACCCCGGGGACGTAGCGAAGCTAATGGCAACGATGGGGAAGTATGAGGCGGACTGCGTCGTGACGGACCCGCCCTATAATGTAGCCATAGTCGGAGAGACGAAGGACCACCTCACCATAGAAAACGACGACATGGACGAGAGCGCCTTTAAGGACTTCCTCACCAAGGCCCTGGAGAACATGGCCGACCATTTGAAGGAGGGCGGGGCCTTCTACATTTGGCACGCGAGCAGAACATCCCCTCAGTTCATGAGCGCATGCGAAGATTCGGGATTAACCGTGAGACAGACCCTCATCTGGGTAAAATCGATGTTCGTATTGGGGCGCCAGGACTACCAGTGGAGGCATGAGCCCTGCCTTTATGGATGGAAAGACGGAGCACCCCACTACTTCATAGCAGACAGGACCAGGACCACCGTCGCGGAGAGTACCCTCGATATTGAGGGCATGAGCGAGCGCCAGGCGAAGGACACGCTGAAGAAGATGCTCGCGGAGTACCCCTCCGACGTAATCCACGAAGATAAGCCGGCACGCTCCGCCGACCATCCGACCATGAAGCCCGTCGCACTAATCGCCCGCCAGGTTTTCAACAGCACCCACGCGGGGGACATAGTCCTCGATCCTTTCGGAGGATCGGGAAGCACCCTCGCCGCATGCGAGCAGATAGGGAGGCGGTGCGCCATCATGGAGCTGGACCCCGTATATTGCGACGTAATCATAAAGCGGTGGGAAAACTTGACAGGAAAGACCGCAGAGAGGCTGAAAGCATGAGGATAAACGGCACAATCAACGAATGGAACGTATTAAACCAGGAGTTCAAGCTTCTGACCATGACAGGCGAATACACCATAGGCACAGGCACCCTCGACACCACGGTGGCGGACCAGCTGGTGGACGCCATGAAGAACCGCAGGACCGTGACCCTTACGGATGCATGTAACGACCCCGACAGGGG